GAGAGCCAAAGCAGCTTCCTCTGTAGATAAGGAAACTAAAGCTTTTGTCATTGCTCAACAGAAGCTCAGTGCTGAGAGCACAAAAACTTCTAAGTCTGCTGAGTTGTTAGAGCTTAGAATCTCACGTCAAAAACAAGCAATGGAAGCAGCTCAATTAAGAGCTGAACGTCTTGCTACAGCTAACGCAAACTTAGCAGCAAAACAAGATATGGTTGCAAATAACAAACTTGTAGCTGAAATGGAAAAGCAAGCAGCAGCTTCTGAAAGAGCTGCAAAGGCTGCAGAAGCATATGAGCGTGGCATGGTTAAGCAACACATTCAAGCTCTGAAGATGAATGATGCTTTTGATAAGCAAGCCAAAGGACTTGATGAGGTCAACAGGCATGGTAATGTCTACGTGAACACACTCCGATCTATGGCAACTGCTGCATTAGCTTACGTAGGTGTCAATTTTGCAGCAAGTGTTGTAAAACAAGCGGATGCTTGGTCTATGATGGAAGCTAAACTAAAGATTGCAACAGGTTCACAGCAATCTGCTGTTAAAGTACAATCAGAGTTGTTCGACTTATCTCAAAAGATTAGAATTCCATTAGAGGATTCTTTGAAGCTGTACACTCGCCTGTCTCATCCTTTGGTTATGATGGGCAAGAGTAGCAAAGATACAAGAGAGATGGTTGAGTCGTTAGGTACTGCTTTGAAATTATCTGGTGCGACAGGTCAAGAAGCTGCGTCTGCTATGCTGCAGTTCTCTCAAGCTATGAACGCTGGCAGATTGAATGGCGGTGAATTTAACTCTATTGCAGAAGCATCTCCTAATATCCTGAGAGCAATTGAGACAGAGTTGCGCAGAACAGGGCAATGGGGTGCTCACACTACAGAGACTCTTAAAAAGATGGGTAGCGAAGGTAAGATTACAGGTGAGTTGCTTCAACGATCTCTTGCTAATGCCCTCCCACAGATGAGAAAAGACTTCGAGAGTTTACCTATTACATTTGATAGTGCTCTGACAAGGTTGAAGAATGCTTGGGAAAAAGCTGTTGGAGAGATGGCTAAAGAGGAAGGTTTCACGCAAGAAATGGTGAAGTCTCTTAGAAATTTGGAAGAAATGGTTCCAAAGATTGCAAGAGGTTTAGGTGTTGCATTTAACTTCATTGCTCAGAATATTGGCACAATCACTGTTGCTGCAGGTGTGTTAGTTACAGGTGGCTTACTTTCCTATGTAAAAAGTCTGTTTGAAGGATTCTCACTGATTGCAAAGAGTGACATGTTTGCTAAAATTGCAGCGGGAATTGGTGGTATTGCAAAAGCAGCGATAGCATTAGCAGCAACTCCTTTAGGTATTGTGCTGACAGGATTGGCTGCTGTTATTATGGCTGGTAAGTGGGCTTATGATAAGTACAACGAATCACAAGAAAAAGCAATACAACTTGCAGAGAAGCAAAAAGAAGGTATGCCAGAACTCGTAAAGAGTATGGAGTTGGAGACTGCTGAACTTGAACGTCAATATATGCTTGTAGCAGCCAAGAATGGACTGATTAAGGAAGCTCCTGTACCTAAACAAGAGAGAACTTACGAAAACCTCACTGAGATGGAAAAGGCGAATGATAGATTGGTTCGTAAATCTCAAGAAGTTGCAGCTACATTAAAACGGGAGGGTGCTGAATCTGAGAACTACAAAAATGCTTTAATAGGTTTGACAAACGCTACTAAGGATTATCAAAAAGCTCAAGAGCTGCAAGCCAAAGCTAATGCCCTCACTACTGGTACTCAAATGATTACCGAGCAAACGGAGATGAAAAAGCAATTAGCTTTAGATTTGAAGAGATGGTCAAATGATAAATCTGCTTTAATGCAACAAGAGATTGAGGAAATTGAAGCTAAGTATTATAAAGAAGAGAACAGTATTAAGAGACTCATGATTGCTCAAAAGGATTATGATAAATTAGTGCAAGGAATCCGTTCAAAGTACAAAACAGAAGCTCCCACAAGAGACCTTACTCCTGAAATTACTAACTTAGATAAAGTCAACAAGTTGTTAGCAGAACAAGCTCAATTAAACAAGGAGTGGCAAGAGTCTGACTCTAAGAAGCTGGCATCTGGTGAGAAGTTCAAGTTGAATGTCTTAGCTGAAAATGAAGCGATTATGAAGTTGTTAGCTTCTGGTAAGATTGAAGATAAGTTGATGACTGATAAACAGCGTAAACAATTGCTCACAACATTAAGTGTCAATGATGAAGCTATTGCTAGATCAAAAGTCGTCTCAGCTTTGCAGAAGGGTAGAGAGTTAGCTCAAGCAGATTCCAAGCGTATCGAACAAGCTGGTGAAGAACTTGCTAACGAAGAAGCCAAGTTAGAAGTTTTGATGCGTCAACTAAATATTGGTGAAGAAACAAACATTGCAAAACAACAGCAGTCAGTTATTGAAGCTGAGATTGCTTTGAGTGGGTTGATTCAAACAGAGAAATTTGGTGTTGAACTTGTGCAGGCTCAGAAGCTGTTAAAAGTAAGGCAAGACACTTTAGCTGCTATGCAAGGTATTGAAGCTAAGGACAGGTCTAAAGAATTAGCAGATAAGTACGAACAAGATTACCAAGCAGCCAACAAGAAGATTGCAGATGGTTTGTATAGTGCAATTGGTAAAGGTGGTGAGAATGCTGTTAAGAAGCTAATTCAAGATATGAAGTCTTGGTTTGCTAGGTTAGTTCTTAGCCCTATTATCAATCCCATCTCACAAATGGGTGCAAGTATTATTGCCCCAAATGCAGCAAGTGCTCAAGGTGGTATTACCAGTATCACTGACATGGGTAGTAATATCTACAAATCAATTACAGGCGGTTTCGGTGCAGCAACTACTTCTTTGGCTACTAGTATTGGTGAAATAGGTGCAAGCATGGGTAGCGAGTTTATGCTATCTGTTTCAAGTATGATGCAAGGTGGTGCAGCTAGTGGGCTTGCTGGAGCTACAGCATCTGCACTAACAATGATGCCATACGTTGCAGCAGCAGTGGCAGCCTTCCAAGGTGTGAAAGCAATTAACGGAGACTACAGACTTGGCGGATTATCTGCAGACGCAGGAGCCTTGCTAGGCGTTATGCCACGATTGTTTGGTATGAAAGAGAAACAATTCGCAGATCAAACTGTGACAGGTAATCTCGGTACTAACAATCTTTCTCGTAACCAAGCATGGACTCAACAAGGAGGTTTGTTCCGAAGCGATAGAGCTGATACTTGGAAGTACATGTTGAATAATAGTACAGCTACAACATCTGATGGTAAATCTTATCAAGACACTGCAAGTTTAGAATCGGATAAAGCTTTACTAAATCAGTTGACAAATATGTATTCAGCAGTAAAAGTTGCTTCTACAGAATATGCTAAAGCATTAGGTTTGAACGCTGAGAGCATTGCTTCTAGAACAGATGCTATCAATTTTACCTTTGGTAAGACAGCAGATGAAACGTCTGCCAACATTACTAAAGCATTTGATGCTATTACAAACGCAATTGCTAGTGACTTGTTAGGTAACTTAAAACAACTCGCATTACAGAATGAAACTTCAGCTCAGACAATGGGTAGACTTGCTGCGAACATCACGTCAACAAATGGTATGTTTAAAGCTTTGGGATACAATCTGTTTAAGCTAGACGTTGAAGGTATTAAAGCTGCAGATGCTATTGTAACGCTGTTTGGTGGATTAGATAAGTTCCAAGCAATTGCTTCTAGTTACTATGACAATTTCTACTCTGATGCTGAGAAGTCTCAAGTTAAGATTGATGCAATGACTAAATCTTTGAAAGAACTTGGTAAAGAACTTCCTGCTTCAAGAGCTGCTTTCAGAGAAATGGTAGAAGCTGCACAGAAAGCTGGCAACAATGAACTGTACGTTGCGTTGATGAAGTTGTCAAGTGGCTTTGCTGAGATCACAGAAGCTGCTACAACAGCATCTAAAGAACTTCCACAAGCAATGAAAGACATGTTCGACAAGCTTTCAAAAGACACAGACAGATGGTATAACTTGCGTAGTCAAGCTTCCTCTCTGAAAGAGTCTGTAAGTGTTGCAATGGGTAATCCTCAGAAAGACCCTGCCATCAGAATCAAACAGCTTTGGGATGCAATGGCAGCAGATGTAAGTCCTGAACAGAAGATGCAATTAGCGGGTGAGTTGAAAGACCTCGTGTTAGCTAAGTATCAAGTTGAAAAAGATAGTATGCAAAAGCTGATAGACTTCGGTAAGCAATTACGAAGCTATGTGGAGTCGTTGAAGCTTGGTGCTCTTTCTCCTATGACTGTAGGACAAAAGCTTGCAGAAGCTAAACGTCAATACGATGAAACATTAGCTAAAGCTCAAGGTGGCGATACAACAGCGCAAGGTAATTTGCAAGGTAAAGCTGAGTCATATTTACAACTAGCTCAAACAGCATTTGCAAGCAGTTCTGAGTATGTTGGTATATTCAACTCTGTGACAGGAAGCTTAGATAGTCTTGGTATGGAAAGCCTCACTGCTGCAGAAGTTGCACAGAACACGGCTAACTCACAATTGTTAGAATTGCAAAAGCTCTATGAATTTGCAACAACAGTTGAAACTACTGCGAATAACTATTATAATGCTAGTGTGTTAGAACTGACTAAGCAAACCTTGATAATGGATGCCACGTATAAACAACTTGGTGTTCTCAATGGTATGACTGAAGTTCTGTCTACTCTCCCTGCTGAAATTGCTGCTGCTGTATCTGGTGGATTGTTTGTAACGAAACTCTACGAGACATTGGCAGGTAAGACAGGTAGTGAGATTGACACAACAGGTATGGAATATTGGTTGAAAGAAGTAGGATTGTATGGCAGAGAATATGTGTTGAAGGCTTTCCAAGATGCTGTTGCAAAGGCTCCTATCACGTCTCCAATCGTTGCAATTAAACCTACAGACACAACCACTGTTCTGCAAGAAACTGTTGTAGCACTCAAGGAAGAAATAGCAGCATTAAGAGATGACCAGAATAAGCAAACAGAAGCTTTGATTGCTGCCACTGTCATCGCTAATCAACAGAATGCTTCTGAAGTTGTAGAAGGTGTTGATGATGCTTTTAACAAGAAAAACTGGAAAGAAGTAAACGCTCCAGCATTAGTGTAAAGGAAACAATATGGCAATATCTGACTCAGAGTATAAAGCGTGGCTTTCAGACCAATCTGCAATCCGTTGTGTGTTGGTTGAAGCCACTGTAAAAGTAGGTGGTAGTGAAATAGTTAGGTATATGTCTAACAGAGGCTATGTTACAGGGGGTGCAGACTCTCCTGCTAACACAGTTTACGAACCAATCATCTCAGGGGGTGTAAAGCTCTCTGAGAGCATTTCAATAGATGCTTCTCCTACAATCTCGTTTGGTGACATAGAGGTTGAGAATGTCACAGGTAGTAAGGATAGTTGGCTCAATGATATTTGGGAGAACAGAAACATCTCTGTATTCTATGGTGATGTGAAGTGGGCTAGAAGTGATTTTAGACGTGTGCTGAAGGCTACTTGTGGAGGTATTGGCAGCTCTTCCCGCACTACTCTCAACTTGTTGTTACGTGATGATTTGCAAAAGTTGAATGTCTCTGTAACAACCACAATTGGTAGCGGTGATGCTATTTACGGAGACAAAGTAACACCTCTATTATTTGGGGAATGCTTCAATATTAGTCCTCGATTATTAGATAGTGCTACAAGCCAATATAAAGTGCATGATGGTACAATTGAAGAAGTCCTTGAAGTGAGGGATAACGGAGTCCCTGTAGCTTTTACACAAGATAAAGTTGCAGGTAATTTCACATTAGTTGTTCCTCCTGTTGGCACTGTCACAGCGAGTGTACAAGGAGCTAGGGTGGGAGGTTCTTACAAGTACACTCTTGCAGATGTTATAGACCACATCAAAACAACGTATGGTAATGCAGAGAGCAGAGCTGTTGCTGTAGATACTGCGAGTATGGTTAGTTACACAGGCGTAAACTATCCTGTAGGATTGTTCTTGAATGAGAGTGCTAACCTCTTGGCTACACTACAAGAGCTTGCAGGCAGTGTCAATGCTCAGTTGAATATGTCAAGACAAGGAGAGTTGAGAGCTTATCAAATCAACTTCCCTCCTGTTGGTAGTCCTGTGACAATTAATAAAAATCACATTGTAGAAAGAACCTTGGCTGTAGACAACATCACTACACCAACATCTTCTGTTGTGATTGGTTGTGCAAAGAACTACACAGTGCAGAGCAGTATTCAAACAGCAATCCCACAACCACATATTGTATCTTATGCTACGGAATGGTTGACAGAGACAGCCACAGATACAACTGCTGAGACAAATTATAAACTGTATTCTGCTGTTACTCCTAAGAACACTCTGTTAGTCGCTAAGACAGATGCAGCAGCAGAAGCTACAAGACGTTTGAACATTGTGAAAGTTCCTCGCACAGTTTATAAGATGACATGCTTCTCAAGTATGCTTGATTTAGAATTAGGGCAAGCTGTGACAATTGTGCATGATAGATTTGGTATGTCAAGTGGTGTTACAGGTATTGTAGTAGGGCTAGAGCCTGATTGGATTAATGCAAGAGTTAATGTGAAAGTAATGGTGTAATATGGCAGGTATTTCAAATTCAAGAAATTTAATCATCTCAGATGTTCCTCGTGTATTGTTTGCAGGAACTAAGAGAGTTGCTGTCACAGCAGATACAACTTCATTCCAAAGCTCGTCAGGAGTTCCTACACCTTCGTCTATCACGTTAACAGCTAATTTGTATGGCATCTCTGGCACAGTGAATTGGACTGTTCCTTTTGGTACAGCCACACTTAGTAGCTCAACAGGGGCTTCTGTGACATTGGCTTATGGAGACATGTCAACTAATGTTATTACTGTCAGAGCTAGTGTTATTGTAATGGGAGTTACATATACGAGTGATTTGAGTATTAGTAAGGTTGCTGACGGGACTAACGGTACAGATGGTACGGATGGGGTAGACGGCACAAACAGTAGGTATGTTGTTATATCATTCCCATCACAAGTATTTTCTCGTACAGATACCTACCAGACATTTGCACCGTCCTCAATCACTCTCACAACTACTGTAGTTGGCGGTGTTGTCTCAGTTTATCAATGGTACTACTGGAATGGTAGTGCATGGATACTTATCAGTGGGGCTACATCCTCCTCATACACTGTGGCTAGTGGAGATTTTACAGACTCCAGAACATATAAAGTTTTAGCGACTATTAACGGCAGCGTCTGCCCAGACGAAGTAACTCTTGTCAAGTTGACAGGTGGTACAAATGCTTTAAATGGTTATCTGACAAATGAATCAATCACGTTTGCTACGGATGCAGCAGGGACAACTCCTGCCAATATTGCAACACTGACAGCAGGTGTGTTTAGGGTCTATTACGGCACAACAGAGATTACTGGCGGATGTACATTCACTAAATCAGATGTTAATTGTACGACAAGTATTACGAATGGCACAGGTGCATATAGTGCTAGTGCTGTCACTAATGATAATGCTTCATCTACATTCACAGCTACCCATACTTCAACAGGGTTGACGTTTGTTAAAGTGTTATCATTAGCTAAGAGTAGAACTGGTGTTACAGGAGATACTGGTGCAACAGGTTTGACAGGCGCTGCTGTTGACATGGTGTTTGTAAGATCAGCAACACAACCTGCAACTCCTACTTCAACATTTACACCACCAACAGCTCCTATTACGTGGTACTCCAATGTTAATAGTGTACCTGTGTCTTCCAATCCTATGTGGAGCAGTGTCGGTAAGAAAGCAGCAGGAGCCTCTACATGGACTTGGGAAACACCTATTAAGGTCGAAGGCACAGATGGAGCAGCAGGGTCAACACCTAATGTAGTCACAGAAGTATATGTGTACAGAGAATCATTTTCAACCCCTTTGACTCCTACAGGTGGTACTTATAGTCTTGCTACAAATACATTCACAACTCTCCCTACAGATTGGGTTGGTAGTATGCCCGTTGTTGGGACTCTGCCTATTTATCAGTCAGCAGCTATTGTGAGTGCTCCCGCAGGTGGGAGTGACAGTACATTGACATGGAGTAGTCCTGTTAAAATTTACGAGAATGCAGATGATGGCATTGACGCTAAGTTGATGAGCTTGTCAGCTTCCAGTCAAGTGTTTCAGATTAGTAAAGCTGGTGTTGCCACTCCTGCAAGTATCACATTGAAAGCAATTCGTAATAATATCACAGGCTCTACATTCACTGTTATCTCAGGTACAGCCACTCTTACAAGTGTCTCTGGCGACAATGCTACATTACTATACACGAACATGGGTAGCGAAGCTGTCACAATTGAAGTTAAGGATGCTACAACTTCTTACGTGGATACAATCACAATTGTCAAAGTGAGAGAAGGCTCAGACGCTCTCGTAGGATACCTGACAAATGAGAATGTAACACTTCCAGCTCAGACAGATGGTACTGTGGTTTCGTACGCAGGTGCTAGTGGTAAGTTTATAGTGTTACGTGGTGCTACAGATGTAACAGATCAATGTACGTTTGCTGTCCAAGCAAATCCGCAATCTTTAACACCAACTAATAATATTGTAACCTCTGGCACAAATGCTGGTGACTACATGATTACTGGTGGATTCACAACTGATACAGCAAGTGTGACATACAGAGCAACTTATGTGTTCAACTCACTGACTTATTATGTCGATAAAGTTTTTACATTATCTAAGAGCAAGACAGGTACAACAGGAGCTGTTGGTAGTGCAGGTAGTAGTGCTAGGATTGCTTATGTTAAAACTACAGGTACATTGTCTCCTACACCTTCCACTTCTGTTGTAACAGGGGATGTATTCCCAACAACAGGGACTTGGGGGGAAGTCAATGCTTGGATAGCATACCCTCCGACTATAACTACTGGCGAACAAGTGTGGCAGACTACAGGTGTGTATAATTACCTGACCAATCAGACTACGTGGGTAAGTCCGTATCTAAGTAATCTTAAAGTTGGTAACTTGTCAGCAATCACTATCAACACAGGTACACTCACAGTAGATGCAAGTGGCTATGTCAGAGGTGGTCAAACAGGTTACAACACAGGTAGCGGTTTCTGGCTTGGGTATGACAGTGGAGCTTATAAGTTTTCTATTGGTAATGCAACTCAAAGCCTAACATGGAATGGTAGTGCGCTGACGTTGAAAGGTAACTTACAAGTCAATGATGCTGCGCTTTCTGGCACAACAATGACAGGTGGTGGTGCTCAGTTCAATGCTAGTGGTACATTTGCTTTAGGTACTTCTGCTAATAACATTACTTATAATGGTACTGACTTGACATTAAATGGTGTTGTAAATGTCACAAGTGAGATTTCTTTTAGGACATCCGCATTCAAGGTTGTAAAAATAGGTGGTAGTGGAGTCGGCATTGTTTCAACAGACAACGGTTCTGCCTCTAAGTCGATATTAGGAATAGCGAGTGGAACAAATTCTTCTGCTGTTTATGGACAGGCGATTGGGCTTACTGTGACAGGTGTGTACGGTGAAGCTAATACTGGTGTTGGTGTATTCGGAGAAACAGGGTCTGGTAAAGCTATCTACGGGTTTTCGTTAAGTACAGGGTATGCGCTTTACTCTAAGGGTAGGTTTGGTTTAGACGGTACAACCAGTCCTATTGAACTCAACACTTCACAAGGGACAACAGGACAGACTCTAATCTCACAAGGAACTGGAAATACACCTGCGTGGGGCAATAGAGTTGCAGGCGGTGCTGCCACAACAGACGGAAGCGGCAATGCCACTATCTCAGTGGTGATGGGAAGCTCTACTTTCGGCTTTAGTGGAACTACTACAAGTGGTGCTATTGTTACAATCACTTCTGTAACAAACACAGGTGGGAATAACTACGATGTAGTTATTCAAACTCAGTATGCTACAACAGGTGCTGCTTACCCTTCTCGTGGTGTGAGGTGGATTGCCATTGGCTAATAGTAGCAAATTTCATTGACAAATTAGCCCCGTTATGTTATAATAGGGCTAATAAATTTAAGGGTAGTTTATGGCAAGCCAAATTAGAATACTTAACAATAATGCAGCAGATAGAGCAACACTGTCAGCATCTACTACAGCAGGTAGTTTGGTTGTCACAAACCTTAAGACAGACTACAAAGCTGCTGTCTATCGCAGTACAGGAACAACTACAACAATCACAGCAACTTGGGCTTCCAATGAAACTATTGGTGTTGTAGTCTTTCCATTCTGTAACCTCACAGCTACAGCTACAATACGTGTAAAGCTCTATACAAACACTGGAGATGCTTCTCCTGCTTATGATAGTGGTAATGTCTTGGCAGGAGCTTCTGTTCCTACAGATGCTTGGGAATGGGGGAGCACACCACTAGGAGTGAACGCATACAGCTATGTTGGTGCTGCTTATGGACGTTGCTACACAACTCCTACAGTGTGCCGTAAGATGGAAGTCATTATTACTGATACAGCTAATGCAAGTGGTTATGTAGAAGCTGCAAGGCTTGTGTGTGGTAACTATTACAATCCTGAGAATGATGCTGAGATTGATGTCAATGTAGAGTTTCCTGAAAGCAGTGTAAGTTCTCGTAATGATGCTTCTGATTTGATTACAGACATTGGTACAAGAACTAAGAAGCTCTCTTTCAATCTTAACAACATGACTGTTGCTGACAGGAACAAGATTATGGCAATCTTTAAGAGCAATGGTACATCACGTCCAATGTTCGTGTCTCTTATGTCTAATGATGCAGAGATTACAAACGAACAGCATTATCAGATTTATGGCAAGATGTCGCAGTCCACAGCAGTGGGAATTGCTTATTGGAATGCTTATACAACAAGCGTTGAAATCGAGGAGAGCTGATGAAGATAGCTTTTTATAAATCCACGAAAAAGGGTATTGATGGTGTGTACAATCGTGGTGTCAGGTGGATTGAAGATGGGAAATATAGTCACTGCGAATTGATTATGTCAAACGGATTATCAGCGTCTAGTAGCTTCATGGATGGCGGTGTAAGGTTTAAGCACATTGAATACGACTTAGACAAGTGGGATATATTTGATATTTCTTGGGCTGATGAGAGACGAGCTTTAGCTTATTTCACACAACGTATTGGCAGACCGTACAATCTGCGTGGTAACATACATTTTGTATTTGGATTCATTAGAGGTGACAGCTTTGGTGAGTTCTGTTCGGAAGCTTGTGCAGGAGCTTTAGGACTTCATAATCCTTGGCAGGTAGCTCCTAATGCACTAGCTAATATTGTAATTTTAATTAATGAAAGATTTGAAATGAATAAGAACTTAATGGTAGCAGATACAGACCCTGATGACGATACTAATGAGACGGGAAATGGCTCACCACCAGATCGTCCTCCAGTAAAACCGCCAGTGACTCCAACAGGCGGCTAATGTATGTTGGCAATCATTTCACAATACCTTTGGGCAATATACCCATGTTTGTTAGTGATTGCTGCGTATCTGAATAAGCAGAACAGAGAGAGTGTTTTACTACTCCTTGTCGTTGCACTCTCTTATTACCTCCCAATGAAGTATGTTGAGGACTACTACTTATGGTATGCAGGAGTAATTTTAGCAGAACTATCAGTAATTGCCCTCTCGCTAAAGTTATATCAATTAGCAACCCCCGCAATAGCTTGTGTGACTACGTTACTCACCTTGAGTCACATCACTTCTATGTTGACAATTAATGTTGAAATCTACAGCATTGTCGCTCGATACTTAGAACACTTACAGATGATTGTGTTCATCATCTTCTCTCCTCATATTATAAATAAATTGAAAAGGAAAATACAATGCTTACTGTTGAAATATGGTTGTGGTTGTTGACAGGAGCACTCGGAGTTGCTGCAACATTGGTTACAGTTATATGGGTGCTTATCAGGGAAGAATCAAAGAATCAAGCTGAAGCAATCAAATCCAAAGCAGACCAAGTTAGATTAGTAGATTCTGAGAACAGGTGGAAAGAAGATATTCAGCGCATGCGCGAGGACAACGAGAAGATGAGTAATAAGCTTGAAGAACGTCACTTGCGTGAGATAACACAAATGGAAACTCGACTTACTACGAAGATGGAGAGTTTAGAACGTACTGTGTTAAGTTCAAATCAGAGCACGAATGAATTGATTAAAGAGTTGATTAGGGAGATGGCTAAATGACACAACTATCCCCACACTTCACACTAGAGGAACTAACAGAATCCTCTAAAGCCAAAGCACTCAAAATAGATAACACACCAACTCCAGAAGCCTTAGAGAACTTAAAGGCTCTCGCATTAGCTCTAGAAATGATTAGGAGCGTGTGTGGCAAACCTTTAAATATTTCTAGTGGGTATAGATCACCTGCTTTAAATAAAGCTGTAGTAGGCTCTAGAACGTCAATGCATCGTCATGGATTGGCAGCAGACTTTACAGTGACAGGGCTTACACCTAGACAGGTTTGTGAGAAGATTGTTGCAGCAGGAATAAAAGTAGACCAACTCATACTTGAAAATATTTCACCAAGTAATCCAGACGGTGTATGGGTGCATGTGGGATTGAGTAAAGGTGCTATGAGAGGTCAAGTATTGACAAAGAAAGTCGGAGATAAGAAGTATTACACTGGACTTATATACTATTAAATAAAGGAAATATCATGTTACAGAAAATCAAAGCAGCATGGGAAGTGTTGCAACTAGGGAAGTCATTGGCTGACCCTCAAAAATGGAAGAAAAAACAAGTCTCAATCACGTTACTTGGTGGGTTCTTAATCGGTTTAGCTCAATTAGCAAAGGCATTTGGTTATGACTTACCAGTTGATGAAGATACTGCAACTGCTGTCGCTGGCGGCATTATTGGTCTTACCAATTTCTACTTCACACTCGCAACTTCTACCAAAGTCGGAGTTGGCTCCAAACCAACAGGTGAAGCTTTACCAGAATTGGCAGAAGCAGACACAATCTCAGCTCCACAAGAGCCTGCACCAATCGAAGAACGGATCATCAAGTTTGATAAGTAATTGTAAGGCAAAAATAATCCCTTCTGTTACGTTCAAACCTTTGCTAGAGGAATTTACGCAAGAGAAGGGAAGAGAAATTACAGTAGTGTTAAGCGAGTCAGTTGAAGGAATACGCTTTACGATACAATGTGTTTATTAGTCTGAGAGGACTATTTGGAGACTCCTTTACGGGAAGTCTCCTTTTTTACGTCTAAGCTTTCTTGAAAACTCCAGTAGCGTTAAACAACTTGACAGCTAATGCAATTGTCTTATCCAAAGCATTAACATAATCCTTCTCAGATACTTCTGTACCAATGTCTGCTGTTGTTGTTAGCAGCTCTCGCACAAACTGGAACTTAGCAGCTCCTTGACCACTTTGAGGAATAGCTTCCTCTGCAGCCTTGACAGCTTGGATTACGAGGGGCAAGAGTTGTACTACGAGTTTTAAAATTGTAACGAAATTCATTTTGATTCTCCTTTAATTAGTTAAACTTCAAAAAGCAAATCCACACAAACATAGCAATAGATAAAAGTAATGAGAATACATCAAACCCTGTGGAGTATTCAACATTACGAGGGTACTTAGCACTGGCTAGTATCCAGCTACGAACTGAAATACCAATAATACCTGCCCAAAATGCAAAAGTAAGGTATGTGTTAATGTCCATATAACCTCCTTAAGATTCGATAATATTATTTAACACTTCAAACTCATCACCAAGAGCAATCTTCTCAGTGACTTTCTCAGAAGCTCGTGCTTTAAAGTAAGCTGTCAAAACTTTCAACTTATCTTTTTCCTCGTACTCGCTACCTTTAGCTGCAGCTTCAATAGCCATCTTAATTTCTTTGTCAATGGCTTTCTTCTCTTGAATTACTTCACCAGCATTCTCGTATTTCTCTAAGTAAGCCTTAGCAGCGTCTTGAGCTTCTTTGACAGCAGCCATGAGGTCTAGATAAGTTTCATCTGTCGCCTTGAAATCTTTTATTAAGTCTGCTTTTAAAGCACTCTGACGTAACAGTGTTTGGATTTCTGGATTGTATTGTTTAATCTTTTCATTCATTGTTTAGTTCTCCTTAAAATGTTGTTGGTTTAGCGACTGCACGAATTAGCTGCATAAAGCCTAGTTGCAAGTCTTTCTTTCCGTCAGCAACCCACTTCATTGCATCAATATAAGTGGTATCTGTATCTTCTACATCATCACGGAAATATTCTTCTTCTGTTTTTAGTTGAAGCTCATCTACAAGCTCTCCAACCTGCTCTGCCAAAGCTTTAATCTTATTCATCAAGTCAATTTCCTCTTGTGACAAGTCTCGATAGCCTTTAATTTGTTTGTGTTGATTATCCATAATTATTTATTCTCCTTAAATGTTTGTTCCATACGACTCAGATAAACTGAATAGCTTTCTTCAAAACTCTTCAACAACTCCTTGATAGCATACTTGTAGAATATAAACGCACAATATCCCATTGTACTTACTACAAGTAATCCGCCTACGAAAACACCAAATACCAACTCAATAAAACTCATCACTCATCCTCCTTCTTAACATATTTACGATACGTATTCTTTATAAATACCACAACCCTCTTGACAACTTCCAGACGTTTCAACTCTCCCATAGGCATGACAATTTTGGCATGTTCACTGCTCTCAGGGGATATTAGAAAATACTTCCCACAGTGAGAGACCTCTGCCACAAACTTGGTGAAATACTTCCCACTACTTGTCCTGCCATTCAAACTTGCCTTACGCTTCTCATTCAGCACTTTGAAGCGAAATTTCATGGGGAAGTGAGCTGTATCCTTCATCTCAAGAATAATAGCTTCAAGAGCATCATACTCACTATCAAATACTTTTGCAATACGTTCTCTTGCAAGCCTGTGAGATTCTTTCCACTTCTCTTTGTTCTCAGGATTCTTCCACCACTCTGAGCTGCCTATCCTCTTACGCATCTTCATCCTCTATCAGCTTTAGCCAACCTTCTGCCACACCTGTTGCAACAACATCCTCTGTGTAATATCTTGTAAAGCCAAGCTCACGTTTGATGATTGTTGTAGGTAGTCCATCTATTACAGAGTTATAATACTCGAAGATTTCACCTGTGTCAACAAACATTGCTTTCTGTATTTTCTTCATGAGAGTCTCCTAGCTTATGCGTTTCCAGATTCCTCTGTTGAGATAGTCTTCAACTTCGTCACAAGAATAACTGAAATGCTCTTTAGTAACTCCATACTCATTTACAGAAGATACTCTCCACACTGCAAAATCATCTGACATTGCACTGTAGTAAGCCTCACACAGTTCTCCTTCTTCGTCTGTGAATTTCCATGAATGCATGTTACTCTCCCTTAACACACATGTTCATTTTCACATAGTTATATCTGCGAGTGGTTTGTTCAATCAGAGCCTTTTGTGCAACCAAACAAGCTTGTTCAGTCTTGAAGTTTGGTACGACAATTGTAGCCATGTTTGACCCTGTGTTGTTATGCATACTAAACACAAATATTAATGTCCACATAATTCCTCCTTAGTTAATTGAAGGCTCTATTATGAATGTAGAGCCTCCTGTTGTCAAGACTTATTTCAAATCATCCTCACGCCATAAGCGCAACAACCCTTGATAGCCGTTTGCAACTAAGCTCCCATTCTTAAACACTTGTGGCAGAGAACGCAACCCCATGTTTGCCAATTGTTGCATGGCTTCAAAGTTTGTTTCAATATCTTTTGTTTCATATTCTACACCAGCATCTTCTAGCAAGGTTTTAGCAAGCACACAATTTGGACAACCGCTTTTTGTAAATAATGTAATCATTTAGTTCCTTTCATATTAAAAATCATCCCAACCTTCGACAGCAGTTGACTGTGAGTATTCTGTAACATTCGTTTCAAAATAATTCTCCTTCTTGCGAGTGTTCAAATGTTCATAAGGATTCGTGTTGAATCCTTTGTATAAAGTACCGAGACCTACGAGCTTTGCGCGTTGATTCGCAAGATACTTGACGTATTGCTCTGTAGACTCTTTAGAAACACCTAAGATGTTATCTCCGTATGTTTCAATACCCCATTCAATCTCTTGCTCTACAGCAGCTCTAATTACTTCTTCCAACATTTTCTTGTCTTCGTCTGATATCAGCAAGTCTCGTACTAAATAACTCATTAGTGATACATGAGTGACTTCATCATTCTCGATATACTTAATCACTTTAGCCAGACCAACTCCTTTATTACGAGAAGCCAATTGGTAGAAGAAATTAAAGCCAATGTAGAAGTAAATGCCCTCAAGCACAAAGTCTGCAGCAATTGCCAGCTTGAAACTGTCTTCACTGCGATTACGATTAAACTTAATGTACAAGTCAGCAATAGCTTTGTTACGCTTCAACAGAAGAGGATTACTACGCCAATAGTCATAGATTTCTTCACGATCTAAGTTGGGGAACAATTCCTGCAAAATGTATTGATAACTCTGACTATGCACCAATTCCTGATACGCTTGCACTGTCAAACATGCAGACACTTCTGGTGCTGTAATATAATCAGACAGCACAGGAAGAGTATTAACTTGCATAGAATCTAGAGCAATCAAGAAACTCAGAGTGTTTTTTAGTGCAGACAGTTCATGCTCTGTCAATTCTTTCAGCGTCACCTTGTCTTCTACAAGACTCACCTTCTGAGGCAGCCAGAAATTATTTTGCATGATGCCTAACAACTGTGTAGCCCACTTATACTTGATTGTATTCAGATTGAGGATACCTGTAGAATTTCCACCAATCAACTTACGATCTTCTAACGAATCGTTGCCATTCTCGTTAAATACTTTCTTACGTTTCATTTCCATAATTTCTCCTTAAGATTCACAACTTTCACATGCACTCTCTTTGACAGCTACTGAAGCATTCTTTTTAATAGAACGAATGTAGTAGATTGTCTTGCACTTCTTCTTGTGTGCATAATGAATAGCATCATACAAGTCTTTAGCTTTGAAGTCAACTTTATTTTGGTCAAACATCAATTCCATACTAATCCCTGTGTCAATGTACTTCTGTAACTCACTAGCTACGTCGATAATTTCAAGAGCGTCAAACTGAGGTAAATCTCGTGCATACCCTTCAGGATGTTCCTTCAAGTATTTAGCAGCAATTGACATTGCACCGTTCTTATTATCCTCAGAGAAGAACTTCTCATACACTGGCAAGAATGTAGCACTTGCTTCTTGGTAGATACTTGTGCTTGTTGTTGGTGCTGGACTTGTCAACTGTGAGTTACGAATACCATACTTGTTAATCTCTTGCTGCAATGCTTCCCAACATTCAGGGTGCTTGCTGTTACTTGCAAAATACTTTGTCTGCTCTCCAGAAGCCCATGTACTATCTTTGAACGCATTGAATGTTCCAAACTCTTTAGCCAACTCAACAGACTCTGTAGCTGCGCTCAACTCAATAATCTCAGAGAGTTCTCGGATAGCTGTCAAAGAGCGGTAGTTCAATTTATTCTTCGCTAAATAATCATTCAATCCCATAATACCAATACCAATTGTTCTGAACTCATCATTGTGATCTGATGTAATACCGTCAGGAGCATTTGTCAAACTAATACCATAGTCTAAGATACGAGCTGCAATACGTGAAACTTCTGCCAATTCTTTCAAGCTATCAATGTTTGCTAAGTTGATTGACGCTAAATTACACACGTGTCCGTACACATCTGGCTTAGTGTTT